CATAACCCAAACGACTTCTGTAAATGAGTCACCAAAAATAAGAAGGTCAGTAATAACCGAACGCATTAATTGGCGAATGTCGTCTTTGGGGTTAACGTACTTAAGTAGTTGTTGAATTTTTTTTACTTCTTCTGGTGCTTCTGGTGCTATTTTTTCCCCGGTAACGCCACCTTCGTAATTGACTTCTAGACCACCAGCAGTTGCTGTTCTGGCAATTGTGTCAATAGAGGCAGAAGACCATGGGCATGCCAAGTATGCTTGCAGCAATTGCTGCATAAACGTAGGTCGGTCAAGAGTACCTGCAGTAACGTTTGAACCTGGATTGGTTTCATTTGAACCACCAATTGGAACTCCGGTTGCATAACCGGCTCGTTTTGGACCACTTTTTGGGCGTGCCTCAATAATTCCTTCGTAGTTCAATGACGCTTCTTCAAGCCCTTTTCTAAAAGATGATATAGCCATCTCGGTTATCTTTCTTTAGTTAAAGGGACTAAGCCCAAGGTCGCCAACAAACAACCCTCCAAAGTTTGGTTGAAGTAACGGTTCTGATTGACTTGGTTCTTCAACAATGACCATTGTATCTGGAACACTTGTTTTAAAGATTGGGCCCTCGTCATAAAGTATTGGTCTTGCATGTGCTCCAGCGTACATGCAAAGGTATCTTAGTGCGTCAGCAATGTGGTCGTCAACGTTTCTTGTTTCAGAATCATCTGGTTTTGCTGCGCTTCTTGGAAGTGCTGGAATTTGTTCAATAAATTGCGGGCACATGTCTTCAAAAACATGAAGCATTGGGCAAAGTTTTTTACCCTCTAATTTGTGCATTTCGCATGCTGGGCCATCATTCAAATATTGATGAACTCTTGACCAACCGTTTATGCGGTCATTGTTTGCAGGCGAAATACCGCAACCTTCAAGGCCATATATATCTGCAATAGAAAGTGGAGTTCCGCGACTTCCCCACATTGAGGGGTCGGCAATGCGAATTACCTCTTTTTCGTTTGATGCCTTTTCGGTTTCAAGAATAATTTGTGCTTGTTCGTCGGCATTGTGTCCACTCGAACATATTTCACGATAAACCCACATTCGGCTATCGTTATCAACTGCTGCCCAAACGACCGCAAAAGGGTCGCGAAATCCATAGTCAATGCCAGCGTATCTTGGCCATTCTTTAGGAATAGGAAATGAACGGACAACGTGTTTTGAGTATTGCCATTGTTCAAAGAACTGCCCGACCATTGCATCCCAGTCGCCGTCACGCATTGCGGCTCGACGCTGGGGGTCGGGAATTGAATTAAGAACCGCATCATAACCTTCGTTAATGTGAGGGTTATCTGTAGCCTTTGCAGGTATAAATGCAACGGTTCTAGAAAGTTTTGTTCCTTCAATTTTTTCAGTGTGACGAATTTTGCCACGCTTGGTTGGATTTACAAAACGGTCTTTTAAGTATTTGTGACCTATTCCGCCTGGGTTTGTTGCTAGGCGGAGTCCGACAACGGGAACAAGTCTGTTACCTGAACGAAGACGTTCTTCAATGTGCTGAATAACAGCAGGCATCATAAGAGAGGCTTCGTCAATGTAAAATGCTTGGTATTCACCACCCAAGATACGAGAGGCATCTTGAAGGTTTTCGGCATAAGAAAAATTGATAATTGAACCGTTGGGGAATTTCAAAACCTTTTGAGTTGAGTTCCATTTAGCACCAACGGGGGCACCATATTGCCTTTTTGCGAGTTCAGCAAGAAATGATTCTTCTAACTCATTGTATGTACGACGGAAACAACCAATTTTCATTCCGGGGAAATTGGCAGCATTCCAAATTGCATCCATAACAAATGCACAAGATTTTCCACCACCGGCAGCACCACCATAAAGTATTGCATCAAGACGTTCTCTTGAGGCTTCGTGGAATGCCTTTTGACGGGCTGTTGGCGTATACCCAAGTAATTCAAATGTGTCCACCTCTGGTGGTACAACCGAATTGGATATAAATTGTCCAAAATTAGACATTAATTAAACCAAAAGTAAAGTGACCAAACAAGCCCCATTACGCAACTAAACAAAACAAAAATAGAAACCGCACCATAAAAAGAAGATATGGAATCAAGGTGTCTTATTTGTGAAACATCTCGTTTTAGGGTTAAAGTGTTTGCGGTTTCAAAAAAAGCCACAGTTTTTTCATAGCGTTCATCGCCAAGAACGCGCCTTGCTTCAATTTCTTGTTCTCCAACAAGAGAGCCAAGGCCAGAAATTATTTCTTCAAAGTCTGAATTTTCTTCGTACATGGAGGTTCCTTAAAAACGAAAGCCATCAACATCGTCATCTGACATTAATCGCCTAATAAACTCGTCGTGTGCTTCCCATTGAAGGTCGACAGGAAGTTTTCTCATTATTGAAACCTGCCACTTTTCAAAACCCAATAAATACAATTCTTCATCTGTGGGTATACAATTACACACCTGACTAGGTGCACAATGGTGGCGACTATTACTCATAAGATTACACGGCTTTTTGGTTCTGTCAAGTATTTAGAATCGCCGTGGCGGAGGTTGGTCGGTCACAAGAGGAATTCCTTCTGAAGAAGTTAACGCTCTCTTGTAGGCTTTCCATCGAAATCTGTCTGGCGCACCTGCGTCAACCCATTCAATATAACAAGGAATGCACATCGCTGTTTTAACGGCTGGTAAAACAACGCAAATTTCACAAGGTTCAGAGGTTGGCCTTTTACGCTTTTTCTCTTCGCCTTCTTTTAAAAAATTAATGCTTTGGTGAATTTTTCGAAGGTTTTCTTCGGATTGAATAATCCATTTTTCAATACTTTTAACTTCTTCTCGAACTGGGTCTTTTTGAGTTTTTCCTTCAACCTTGGAAATAACTGCTCTTTCTACAGAAGAAGAGCTTGGTTTTCCGCCAGAACGTGCTACTGCAAAACTTGAACCCCCAGAACCACCATAAACATCAACAGGAATAGCGTCGCGTCTAACCAGTTCTTCTAAATCTTCAATCTTTATACGGTTGGCAAATTTGTTAATGTTTTCAATGCTTTCCAACATTCGTTTTAGGCGTTGTTGAGAGCGTCGATTTAACTTTTTTGCCACCTGTATTCCTCCGTATTATTAAAAAACACCCTTGCGGGCGTCAACTTAATACATACTCTTGCAGAAAAAATCATAATTGTCAAGTATTTCGATTGAAATAATCAACTATTTTAAAATAAAAAAAATTACCCTATTGATTTAAGGAGAATTTTTACAAAGTTTTCCAAAGACATTGTTACATAAGCCTTTGAGGTATTTTTGCGAATGCGTTTGTGCACAACAGCCCAAAGGGTCCCGGCTTTTTTGCCAGACCTTTCTGCTTGGTCACACCATTCAGATAAAGCCATTGCTTTGTGATTTTTTGCCTCTAATACAATAGGCAAATTTCTAACATCGCCAAGTCCCATTTCGCTAGAACCCCATCGTTCGGCATCAGGAAAACCATTTTCTTTAAGAAAATTAACAATTGCCGTTTCAAAAGATGTACCCTTTTGACGTGCTTTACTCACTAATATCTCCCAGGACAGAATCAACCGTATCAGCAGACCAATAAAAATTACAGACATAACAACGCCTATGAAGGTGCTCATCCCAGCGACCACAGACGCATTTTGCGTTTACCGGAAGCTTTACAAAGGTTGAAGCAATTGTTGCTCTAATAATCCTTTTGGAGTCTACCCAGCGTTTTTCCTTGGGGTCAAAAGTTTGTTCCACGGAAACATTAATCTGGTCATCTTCACACCTTGACCCACATTTGGGGCATTCGAGTACAATTACGTTTCTTGTTCGAAGAAGTGAGTCTTGAATGTTTATTGAAGGAAATTCGCTAGAAACCCTGTTCATTTAAGGTCCTCAATCCATTGTTTTAGACCAAACCAAATAATATACCAAGGCCATTTAAGGGCATCTAGGGAGGCGGTTTTTGAAAAAAAACCCTTATTTATTTCAATTTCTTGGTCTTTGTAGACATTAAAATGTTTTACGGCAATAGACCAATACCGCAAAAAAACGGCAATAGACACCGTTAAATAGGCAATGCCAATCCAAATCATGTTTATATTCCTTCGTTGTATAAATGTTTTATTTCTTCTTGATAGGCGTGAACGGTGGACCATGCGGAAGAAAGTCTTTCGCAAAGCCACTCAATGTCTAGGCTTATTTGATTTAAAAGGTCAATGATTAAAGGGTTAATGTTCTCTAATCCGTAGATTATAGCACTTAACTCAAGTATAGACTCAAGTCTTTTTATTTCTGATTCAGTCGTCATTGGAGTGAACCCATTTCCCATCAAGTAGGTGGATTATTTTTTGACATATTTGACAAAAGTTTCGAATGTGGTTGGGCGTTAACATTAACTCCACCTCGTGTTCGTGTTCAACCGTTTCAACTTCTGTCCAAATCTTTTTCATGCCACAAACTTACACCCAGTTTTAAAAAAATCAAGGATTAAGCCTTGACTTTCTTATTTTTAAAGTGTAATGTCACGAAAGATTATTGTTTTAAAAACACCTAAAGGAGAAAAATGTCAAATACATCATCAATTGTTTCAATTGCAGTTGCCTGGGCCGGTACGGCTGGTGGCGGAGTTGCGATGTTAAGAAAATACGCAACCAAGGCCGAAAATTATATTTCACACGTTGAGGTTGAAATTAACGACGTTCTTGCAAAACTTGAGTCCCTTGATGTCAAGTTGTCAGCACTAATTCCAACGCCTGCACCCGCAAAGGCTAGGGCCGCTTCAAAGAAGGCTACCGAAGCACCAACACCAAAGAAGCGTTTGCGTTAATTCGCAATGGTCAGTAGCTCAGTTGGCAGAGCATTCGACTGTTAATCGAATTGTCGCAGGTTCGAACCCTGCCTGACCAGCAATGTATAATTGGCAGATGGTGTAATGGCAACACTAGGGACTTTGAATCCCTCGTTCTAGGTTCGAGTCCTAGTCTGCCAGCCAATAAATGAAAAAAAATTATGTCTAAAAGAAAATCTTACAAATAAAGAGAGAAATTATGAAAAAAGTTACTTTAGACCCCAACGTTGAATTTGAAGCAGTTCTTATAGAACTAAAGGAAATGCACGACCGCAAATCTAAGGATTATGGCTCACCAGAAGACAGTTGGGCAAATGTTCTTGCCAGCACCGAATTTGGTGTTCAGGGATGGGTGGGTGCGCTTATTCGCATGAATGACAAACTTCATCGCATAAAAAACCATATTCGCTACGGCACACAAATGACCAATGAATCGGTTGAGGACAGCCTTGTTGACATGCCCGTCTATAACATTGGTGCCATTATTTGTTATCGCCGCGACACCTACGGACCTGACTGGTACAAACGATGATTGACCGAAAAGAAAATGTTCTTAATTGGGTTAACTTAATGTCTTCAGACAAACCACGCTGGTACCGACCATGGCACCGTGGTTATGTTCAAGCAATGAAGGATATTCAACTAATTTTGTCAGATGACTTTGCAGTTGATATAATTCCACTAAACGAATATCGTGCAATAGAGGGTTTATTAGAAAGAGAAGAAGATTAATGGTCAACGCAATTCCAACAGAAGACAGAGTAATCCTCAAACTAACCCACGAAGACAAGGTAACCGACTCGGGGTTTGTTATTCCTAAAAACGCACAGGAAATTCCAAATCAGGGGGAAGTTGTAGCAGTGGGGCTTGGAAGATACACCAGCGCAGGAATTCACATTCTAATGGACGTACGGGTAGGGGATATTGTTGTCTTTAACAAAGACATGGCCTACGGCATTAAACTTGACGGCGAAGATTATGTAACCGTGCCAAGCCTTGGTATATTGGCAATAGTTGACTCCCCGCACTTCTAATGATTAAAACCTATCGCCGATGGCCCAGAAAATTGAAAAAACAACAATCTAAAATAAGTCTTGACTTTACGATTGAAGATTGGGTAAAATTAAAGGCTCAAGCAAAAGCAATGGGTATGCGTCCAACGCAGTACATACATCATGCGCTTTTGTACGCAATAGAAAGAGAAGACAACAATGGGCAAAAAACTTGACAAGGCTTATTACGAAATTTTAGCAGAAACTCGTCACCATACAAAACTCTCCATTAAAAGGGGGGACCCTTATGAGATTGGTTTTGCTAATGGTTTTGCCGAAGCTTTACGTATTATTGCAAAGGTTCGAAATGAACTTGAAGACAATTTTGTAATTCAAGCTATTGATAAACGAATTGCGGAAACAGGTAAATAATGACTACAAAGTTCAATGTCGGTGACTCCGTAGCATTAAAAAAAGAAACTGGTAAAGTTGTTGGTTTTAACGGTCGTGGTTGGCCCATAGTTGAATGGCAAAATAACAACAACGTTCTTGTAGAAGACCCAGAGAACATAACTTTAATCTTAGAGGAAAATTGATGTACAGTTTAATAACACTTGTCTGTATTTGGATACTGGCATTTATGGCTATTAGGCGTAGACCATGACTGATTGCAAGCACTGTGGTCTAAAGATTGTTAAATACTCACGCGATGGTACCGACTGGGAAAACATTGGTGATGATGACCCTTGGGTTCACCTATCACCGCACGGTCCGCACAAAGCAGAGCCAGAATGGATGGATGAAAAATGAACACATTGATTAATTGGGTTGCACACATTGCTTTAGTTGGCGCTATAGCATTTTTCTTATTTGTACTTGCCGGTATTTGTGGAGCGTGGAAGTAATGACACCCGAGGAACGTCAAGAAATACGAGAAAGGCATTTTCTTTGGAAAGAAAGAGAGTGCAATTATGACGGCGAGTCCTACCCCTGCGACGTAATCAAGGTACTTAACTCCTACGACAAACAAGATGCTGACATTCTTGAGATTATTCACACTTACGACCAAGAACCTATTAGCGCAGTTGTTCGCATTTGGAATCTATTAGGTAACAGAGCATGACTGAATCTGAACGCCAAGCACTACGAGACAAGCATCAAATGAACAACAAACGGTATTGCACCTTCTGTTATGAAAGATTACCATTTGGAATCGACAGGGGTTTAACAGGTACTCCGTACCCCTGCGACGTAATCAAAGTATTGGATGCGTGGGAATCTGAACTAGGCCTTGTTATTAAAGCAATGACCCACGAAAAGTTCATGCAAGAACTTACTAAAGCGCAGGAACAAATAGGATTATACAATGAAGGAAATTAACTAATGTTCTATATTATTTTTGGATTGACTTGGGCTATCGGCGTTGTTACGGGAGCACTGTTTATGCTCATTTGGGACATGTTGGTTGACTAATGTGGTCTTGGGTTCTTGCCGTTGTTGGTTCGCTTGGCTTGTTTTTTGTCGGGGGAAAGAAGATTTGGGGATGGGGAATACTCATCCTTAACGAAGGTGTATGGGTTGTGTATGCCATACACACACGCCAGTATGGTTTTATTGCGTATAGTATAATGTACGTGGCAATGTACGTACGAGCAATTTTAAATTGGGGTAAAGATGAATAACGAACCAAGTGAAATAGACAACATTGACACAGTTGTAAGTTTTTGGGCAATTGACGAAACAATGCAACGACTTAGGGGTATTCTTAAAGAAATTGAAAAACTTTGTGACCCCAAGGGAGATGACTATGTGGATTAGTAAAAAAAGACTGCACAAAAATATTGACGAGTTAGAAGAACAACTGTATCTTAACTACAAAAAATTAAACCTTATGGTTGTTGATGTACGCCGTCAGCAGCAAATCTTTGAAACCTTTAGAAAAAAATTAAAGTAAAAAAATGAAAACACCTGACTCTATTAAAATATTTCCCAATGTAATACCGGATGAATTTTGCAACGAAAAAGACAAAAGGTTTAGTTCTTGGCTTGACACACCACAAAGTTTTGTTATAGATGACCCCGAGAAGTATGGTACACTAAGTTAGTACTCACGTCATATGGCGTGAGTTACATAGAAGGAGTGCCGATTAAGGACGACCTCAGCCTTCTGTGTGACTCAGGCCAAATGAAGTTTTAAAAAAATTTGACACCGGCATCAATATTGTGTATTCTTAAAAAATGCAAACATTTCTTCCTTACTCAGATTACGAAAAATCCGCGTCGGTTTTAGACAGACAGCGTCTTGGTAAACAGCGCGTAGAAAACTTGCAAATCATAAAGGCTTTAATTCAACCGGATTACGGGTGGCAGAATCACCCCGCCGTAAAAATGTGGCAAGGCCACCTTATTTCATTGTTGGATTATCAGACAGCAATCTGTGCTGAATGGGTTGGTCGTGGTTACAAAGATACTTGCCTTGACAAATCATTTGCTTTATTAGAAAATTTTAGCGGGGAACTTCGCATCGTAAAACCATACTGGGTGGGGGAAGAAAACTTCCATCGCTCACACCAAAGCAACCTTCTTCGCAAATTGCCCGAGCACTACGGAAATTTTTTTCCGGGGGTACCGGACAACCTTGACTACGTTTGGCCCGCGGCTTGATGTGGGTCAGCAAACGCAATCTGCGCTCTAAAATTGAAACCTTAGAGGAGTACCTTTTCCTAGAAGACAGGGCACTTAATGTTTCAATGCAAGAAGCAATTCGGAACCAACGTATATTTAATGAAATATATAATGTTTTAAATTTGGGCGACCCTAATGAATACTTTTTAAAAAGTTTAAAAAACAGGACCTATTCAATACAGCGCACTAAACTAATCACACGACTGGTAGCGTTCAAAAAATTTTTTTCAAAAATCATTAACTACTTCATTAATAAACCAAATTAATTGCTACGAGTGAATAACCGGCGGACTAGTTTTTCCAGTCTTCTTCTGGTATCACTGACACTATCTCACCCTCGTGAATAACCAGTACATCTCCGCATAGGCATTCCCATAGCACCTCGCCTAATGAGTCCTCTACAAACAGGGTCATAAGCATGAGGCCATCGCCATCAATAAAACGACCTACACAAAACTCCCCCGAAATGCGATTAATCCCATCTACTATTTCTTGTAGTTCAATAAGGTCATCAGGCTGGAATCCCTCGTGGATAATGTAATACTCTGCGCCCTCTATTTCATCGTCTTCAATGAAGTCTGTAAAGTGGTCTAGAACGGGCCTAAAAGGCGGTTCTACGGGTGCTGGTGCCATGTCCGATACTGGTGTATCCCCCCGCAAAAATTTTTCTATATCCTCAAATGGGCGTCTAGAACTATTTAGTCTTTGAAACGTAGAACTAATGACCTCTCTAGCCTCTTCAACACTTTGAAACTCCGTAAAGGTTTCCTTGCCGTACTGTTTAAGCCAGCTCTCAAAGGCTTCGTCTCCTTGTCCCCCTGGAAAAAATTCATCTCTAAAAAATCTTGACATAAGCGCCCTTGGCTTTCCCTCTACATTTATAATAAAATCACCAATAAAGGCGTTGACGAAGAACTCTTTACCAGAGTCACTCCACACTTCTAACTCTAGCATGTTATTTGTACGGCTGATGACAAGTACTTCTCTTGAACCGGTATTTGTTGTTTTGAAGACTTCCCGGACCTCATTAATGTTTTTGCCATCCCATTTGGTGTACGGAAACTCCACGCCGTCTTTTATTCGAATGCAGGTTTTCATAGCATTATCGTACTACAGCGATGTAATTTGTCAAGTACTTGTAGGCTAAGATATTTTGAACATATGTTCGGAATAAGGGACCCAAAATGACCTCGCGTGGGTACCGTGGGGGGCCGTTGCGAACACCCGTTCGTATCGCTGTCAATTCCTGACCAATTTAGTCGGGATTAGAGCCGGGGCGAACACTTGTTCGATTGTCGACCATTTTAGTCATGTTTCGATTTCGATTTTTTTCGTGTGATGAGCCCGAGCCCGAGCCCTGGCATTTTTTAACTTTTTATTGTGTGAGTGATTTTTTATCCAACGAGCGAGCCCGGGCAGTTTCGCCCGGGCTCTCTCATTGTCACCGGCTAGAGATTGAACTCTCCCGGTAGTTTACTGGCTCTATCTGCGAGGATTTTAGTAGCCTTGATTTCCTCGAAACTGTCACCGTCTGGCTTCCAAATGTTTTTAGCAACTGTTACCTCGTTGTCATGTTGCTCTACCGCTTTACGCTCTTGGAAGTCGGCTTCAGTTAAGGCGTAGATTTCTACCATCTCTTTGGCCCATACTTTACGGATACCGGCCAACGCTTCAGCGATTGTGAACTCATCAATCTCTAAGGCCTTAGCCTCTTTGGTAGCAGTCCACAGATTGCCTAGCGTGTACGATTGGGCAACCCTTACACAACCGCATTGGTACTGCACCGAGTGTTTAGGAGATTTCCCTTTAGGGTATTTCCTAACCATTGGAACTACTGCATCTAGTTCTTCGCTGTATAGGTAGTAACTAGGCAGAACTTGTAGCCAGTAGTCCTTGTGATGGTGTCCGCCGTCACTAGAACTAAGGGCAACATCTTGCACCATCTTTACTAACTTAGTGCCGCCAGCGATTGGAACTATGCTCTCTAGTTTGAGACTAGTTCCGGCGTAAGTTCTGGCTAGGTCTACGCTCACCGCATTAACCTTACCGCCTAACGCTAACTGGCGAACTATCCAAGCCGTCTTATCTGTTTCGGTTAGTCCAGTCGTGGCCGTTTCGATTTCGGCCTTAAACTGCTCTAAGTTATTTAGCGCACCCTGAGCGATAGCACCCATGAAGTCGCCGGCGTATTCTGCAACCTCTACAAGGTCACCGCCTAACTCTACCCACTGCTCCGCCTTTAGTGTTTGCTTACACACTCTTACTGAACGTGACATCTTTATTTCCTAACTGCTAAACCGGCTCTACCGGTAGTAAGGTCTTTACCTCACTAATACAAGTCTACCATACTTTAGGGGCTCTGTCAAATCGGCTATTTTTAGGGATTTCTCCGAGGGGTCATTTTGGCCCGATTGTGCCGGGAATAGGGCTCTATAAATAAGGTGTCTAAATTGGGGCTCCAGTAATCATAAGGGGTTTCGCTTGTGAAACATTTCACAAAGTTTTTTTTCGGGCATTTTTCAGGTCGGGGATTTTAGGTCGGTTTGGGCTCTAAATAAATAAGGTCAGGGCTCTAGGTCAGGGCTCTTGGATTTTAGGTCAGGGCTCTAAATAAATAAGGTCGGGGATTTAAGTTAGGGCTCTGATTTCAGTAATAAATAAGGTCGGTATTTTTAAGTCAATTTGGCTCTAATAAATAAGGTCAAAGTTTTACCGATTTCTAATCTTGACTAAAATGGTCAGGATTTGGTTTCTTCCTTTTATCGCGCTTTTTAACCCGGGGGGGCTGGTGGTTTTTAAGTTTTTTCTCTGTGAGCGTTTTTTATTCCGGGCGCAGAAAAGCCCGGCTCGCAGTGAGCCGGGCTATGTCTGCTCGCAGTTAGGATACGATTACCAGTCGGCGTACAACTTAATCTCGTAGCCGTTCTCGAGGGTGCGTTGCAACTGCCAGACCTCATTCCAGTCAAGCGGTACAAGGTCACGAAGGTTGTCATTCTCAGAGTTAAGGTCAGAGTTCCAAGCGTTCACTATGTCCTCTGTAATCTCGAAACTACCGATACCGCTTGGGTGAGTTTCGTAGAAGTGAGCCATGCTCTCACCAGTCACCGATTCGATAACCGGGTAGGCACTGCTCTTTCTTAGAACTACCAAAGGTACTTGTGGCTTGTCGTCTTTAACTGCCCAGATGTAAGCGTCTAATCCCATTTCAATCCTCCAAGTAATCCACCGGCTTCTCCGGTTTCCTACTACCACCAGTCTACTACAAGACCTTTTATCGCGCGTGCGCGATGTATACGGCCACGCAGTTTTTAAGTTTTTTTCGTGTGGGCCTTTTTTATTCCGGACAGCAGAATAGCCCGGGCTTTCGCCCGGGCTACCTGCTTTGTCTCTAGGCCGGTGTGCTGATTTCTTGCAGAGCCTCTAGGCCAGCCTTACGGATTTTATCCTTCTCATCATAAAGCGCACCGAACGCAGAGTGTAGGAAAGTTTCCAACTGGTTAGCGTTTCTAAAGAAGATTGCAAACCCTTCGCTTCTCAGAACTACGGTGTCATTGCTGTCGTCGTATAGGAAGTGAATTGCCTCGAATGGTTGCTCACCTTCTCCAACATGAATGTCTGCTCTTACTATTGACATAACTACCTCCGAGATTTCCACCGGCGTTTCCGATTTCCATCTACTAACAATCTACCATAGGGGGGGGGCATCGCGCGTGCGCGATAATAGCAGTTTTATTAAGTTTTTATTTAATCGCGCGAGCGCGAAGTCAGGTTGCCGGAAGTTTTCATTTTTTTCTGCGTGGGGTTTTTTTATTTCTGACCAGTTCCGCCGGTAGCGATTTCGGTTCCGGTGGTTAGGTCGTAGATAGCAATTTGATTACGCTTCTGCCCTGCTCTGATTGCTGTCATTTTATCGGTGAAGGTTTCCACTACATCTAGGTAGACCAAGCCATCACTACGCCAAGCACCTAGATAGTGTGAGGCCTTATCTAATGTCCATCGGTACTGCCAGAGAAACTTGCTGACTGAACTAGTGTCAAACTCTGCTTCGGGTATTACATCAGAGAAGTCTGTACCCATTGAAACTATGTAGCCGGTAGTCGGGCTAGTTCCATCTATTGTGCTGACACTAGCACCGCCCTCTGTCTTTACTGCTTCTACGAACTCTGTCACCTTAAACATTTGCCCCCCAATTTTTTTTAGTGGTGGCCCTTGAAGTTTTGACGCTTACTACCGCCTGCTCCAAGAGCCACTACAACCAGAATACCAAACGACCCATTATCGCGCGAGCGCGATGCTAACCCACTCGCAGTTTTTAAGTTTTTTCTGTGTGGCTGTTTTTTGTTTTGGAGGCACAAGGCCAGCCAGCCTACCCGGGGGGGTTTCAGACTGACTGGCCTTGCGACCTTACTACCTGCGTCTGCGGTAGTAGAACCTTACCCATAGTACTATCGTGTATCCAGTAAGGATACCTACGAGCCCGGCTAAAATGCTAGGGATAATGCTGTCTATCCATTGAGTTAGAACGTCACAGTTGTTGAAGGGGATACGGCTCTGTGTCCAGTAAAAAGAACCTACTAGAAACAACAACCCAAGACCCCAAACGAAACAACGCTCCTCTAATGTACCTTTTTGATTTCTGCGATTCATAACTGCCTCCTTGTTTTTCCGGCTTCAACCGGCTACAAATAATTTATCACAACGGTTTGCATCGCGCGTGCGCGATTATACACCATTATCTTTTTTTCTTTTTAATCGCGCGTAGGCTCCGGCTAAAAGCCGAAGTTTTTAACTTTTTTTTGCGTGAGCGTTTTTTATCTAGTAGCCCAGCCATTGCAACAATTCAGTTGCGTTGTAACTTTTGGTTTCCTCGTCATTGTCTACATCCTCTAAAAAGGAAACAAGCATTTGCCCTGCTGCCGTCTTGTTGTTCCCGGCGTGTTCTAGGATTATTTTGGCTACCTGTTTTATGTTAAGGGTTACGCCCTCGGCCTGTTCTAGGGAGGTCATTATGCCACCGCCCTTTCCACTACGAAAACATCAGAGCCGTTTCCTGCTTCTTGCCAGTTAATCATTTTGTAAATGAACTTGATGCCCTGCTTGGTGTTTGCTGAATCTACTTCCCACTGGAACTTTTCCCCAGTCCTTGTATTCCGTAACTGCCACATAACTGCCTCCTTGTTTTTCGGCTAACTGCCTATTAACAAGTTATCATCTCAGGTTGCATCGCGCGTGCGCGATTTAATAATGATTAAAAGGTTTAATTTTATCGCGCGAGCAGCACGGGTTGAGCCCAGAGTTTTTAACTTTTTTCTGCGTGAGAGTTTTTTAATTGGAGGCGGACTGGTAGGGGTTTTACCCCCTACCAGCCCTGTATGACACTACCCCCGGGAGTTAATACGAGGGTAGCGGTTCTTTTCAACGACCCTTAAGCCGTCTCAATTCTTCAATGGCCTTTTCAAGTAAATCAACTAGACCCCTAGCGAAATCCTTAAGGTCGTCAATGTCCTTAGCCTGTGCTTCGGCAATTAAATCGTATGCCTCTTGCTGTTTTGTTTTTTCAGCCATACTGCTCTCCTTTGTTTCCGGCTCTTAACCGGCTACCACCAGAATACCAAACGACCTATCATCGCGCGTGCGCGATACGTATGGGCTGGTGGTTTTTAACTTTTTTCTGCGTGGGTGTTTTTTATTCCTTTTGCGGTATCTACGTTGCCATTCTCGTCACTCAAATACTTTGGCAATACCTAGGTATACCCCCTATGTCATCGCGCGTTAGGAGAGCCGAGAGCCGAGAGCGCATGGCTCTCGACTCCCGAGGTAAAACTTATGCTGGCTGGTATTCAAGCAGGTACTTAACCTGCTCGTCAGATAGTCCAAGGGTATTGCCCTCGTCATCTGTACCGCTAGTAAATACTGCGTTGCCTACAATTATGTCAGTCTTGTCGTAAATGTTTTCCCATAGACCTGTGGCTGTTACGTTGAAAGGCAGTCTTTCCAACTTTCCTTCCTCATTAACCCATAAGTCCAGTTCTCCGAGTGGCACACATTGAACCCACCCTTCGACCGCTTCCTTGATTGTCTCGTAGCAACTCTCGTTGGTAAACTCCACGACCTCTTTAAGACCGTTTGTTCTGATGATTACCGCCTTTTGTATTGGCAAGGTTGTCATGTCATTCCTCTCTCTCTCCGCACCGCTTTCGGTACATACCCAGTTTATCGTTTTGGTTTAATCGCGCGGGCGCGATGTTGGGCCCCACGCAGTTTTTAACTTTTTTCTGCGTGGAACTTTTTTATTTCGTTATTGCTTTGCCCTCTATGACGAACGTAGCCGCCTTCTGCGCTCTGCCCACTGCCTTAATTAACAGTTTGGGGTCATTCTTTAGTACCTTCAGCCAACTGGCTATGTAACTGGCAGAATTGTCTAGTGTCGCCGGGGCAATACCTGTCTCCGAGGATAAGAACGCCGAGGTGAACTCTGCAACTAATTCCTCTTCTGAATACAGTTCCGAACCGAAGTAGTGGTTTTCAGTAATCCACCCTCTGTCTAGTCTGTCCTTGTGTCCAGTTGAGTGTGCTATTTCGTGGAAGGAAGTTGCGTAGAAGGCTTCTGCGCTTGTAAAACCCGCCGGGTGTGGCAGGGTGATGGTGTCTGCCTTTGGTGAGTAGAACGCTCTGTCGCCCTTAAAGAATACTGACAGTTTCTCCCTTTCGTAGTAATCATTCACCAACTTTTGGGCGGTGTCAATAATTTTGACGCTATCCCTGTCCTTTAACTTTTCGTATTCCGGGGCGGTTTCCCACTCTGCTTGTTCTGCATTGAATACCGTAAAGTATCTAAGGACTACGGCTTTCTTTGTACCGCCCTCATCATCAACGGTGCTGTCTACCTCTCTCCATAGAACTACTGCTGTACCCTTTTCGCCCTTGCGTACGTTTCCACCTTGCCCTTTGATTTGAGCGAATGTTCCCCACCAAGGACTTTCGTAACCGGCACTCTCCGCCGAAAACGACAGTAGCCAATGGTTAATGCCGTTATAGCGTTTCTTGCTACTTAGCGACTTAGGTGCATACCCACTAGATACCCACTCTTTTCGCCAAGGTGCTGTTCCCTTTTCCAACTGGTCAATAATTGTCTTTGCAACAATGTCATAGGCACTTGCCATACTCTCCCTCTTTCTACCGGCTTAACCGATACCAACAAACTAGCATGTTAGTTGGCATCGCGCGTGCGCGATTAATGTGGGTCTAAATGTTTTTTTTAATCGCGCGTACATAAGGCGTAAGCCTCGTAGTTTTTAACTTTTTTCTTTGTGAAAGATTTTTATTCTTTAGAGGCTTCGTAAAGTTCAAGAACTATTTTGTTTGCTTCTATTTGGTCTGCCTTTTTAGGGCAGTCATCAAACCAATGTTCGGGGTCTACTTCCCAGTCCTCGAAACAAACACATTCCAACCTACCTCGTTTTACATAGTCAGCGTGGCTATTTGGTATGTCCCAATTTTCAGTAGAAATACTTGGCTCGCCATCAGGTAGGTAGTTCAACTTAACTTCACCACCCCAACCTTGTTCTTCCTCGAACCACCAGTTAAGAACTAATGAGTTGTCTACACAATAATCTACAAGCCAGTCCATAACTTTGTCCGGGATACCCCAGGGGGTGTCAAAGTTAAGGTACAGGTCGCCATCTCGGTCAATGCCACTTTCACCTTCGGAAGCGTCCCATTTAACACCCCAGTTTTCTATGTTCCACTCATACCAACCATCAACGTATTCCTCTATGTCGGTAGGGCTAATAACGTTGTAAAACGTTAATTCACCTTCACCTTTTGTTTTGTCTGCTAAGGGGTGCGGAGAGCATAACTTACGGTACAGCCTCTCTACGTCATTAAGTCCACCGCTTACGGTCACTTTATTTGTTACCCAGTTCGGCATTTGCTTTCTCCCTTGTTTGCCTACAACCAATCTACACTTCAACCCGGTATCGCGCGGGCGCGATACTATGCCCAGCCGGATTTTTTAATAATCTCGGCGTGGACATTTTTTAATCTTTAGCGTAACCGACTAAGGCAATTCCAAAGTAATCGTCTAGTCCTTCGGAAGTTCCACAAGGCGAACAGATTTCCGTCTTGTTGTCCACCCGACCTAGAGCCGGGTGTCCAGTCCAAACTTCTAAACAACGTGGACACTTGAAAGTCTTGACTGTCATTATTCCTCTATTCCATCAAACAAGCCATCAAGCGAACCCTTGTGGCGACTCTCTGCCTCGGCGAACAATGCCTCTCGTTCTTCTTCGGGCAACTCCTCGATAGTCTGTGCTACTTCAAGTAACTTGCTCTGAAAGCCTATTGAGTAAGGTGCTAACTTCATCAACAAGTCTCGAAACTCCTCGGCGTGTAATTGCTTTTCAAGGTCGTTCACATCTTCTTGCCACTCATTATAAAAATACTGTGACACTTGAAAGACCGCAAATGTTATTGCTTCCATCTCTTTCTGATGAAACTGAGGCCCCTCAACTAGTTCATGATTTTCTGCCATACTTCTCCCCTTTGTTAGGACACCGGCTTTTCCGGCTACTAAAAATCTACCACATTGATGCTATCGCGCGCGCGCGATTATTTAAAGAAACTATGTATCGCGCTAGCAGCCCGCAGTTTTTAACTTTTTTCTGTGTGGAACTTTTTTATCTTGCGGACAACCCCCCACCCTTTTCAGGGTGAGGGGCGAGAAAGGGAATACTCTTTACTGTCCTGACCTTACCAGCCTCTCGGTGTCACCGTCTTACCATCTTGACCGCCGAGGTGCTTAGGCAGTAATGCGCCGACTACACCGATAGCCTTGCTTTTAGCAGTTCTAGGATTACTAAGAACCTTAACCGCTTCACCTAGTGTCGGAACCATTATTACCTTGTGTCGTTTTACCATCTCGGCACAAGCCTTAGCACCTTCTTGGAATAGTTGGTCACGTTTGTTAGTAACCATTCCATCACACACCCAGATAATCGGCTCTGAACCTCTGCGCTGACCAATAGCCCAGTCAAGTGCCGGGCCGTCTACACCGTTACCCTGACCCTTTGTTACATTCTTTAGGCTACTGACCCTCTTACCTCTATCGGCAAGAATAGTCATGTTGTACTTATTCTTTTGACTGTGTGAGTATCCAGCAATTAGAGCCCCGGGTGCTTTTTCTACCATTGTCTCTATGTCATCTATGGATAGGCTCATTGAGCCCGATAGGTCAAGCAGTAGAATACCGCCATTGTTGCGTGGCTTCTGACTAAAGATACGCTTCTCCGGGTCGGTCAGTAGTCGGCTTGGGTAGGCAATACGTTTGCCAGTAGAACTAGCCTTCTTACGCCTAGCCAAGTGACCCTTTACCTGTGTATCTAATTTTATTCCCGAGTGTATTTTTAATGTTGCCCACCCATCTTTTCCATAGTCAAGCGGTACACCAGTATTTTCCGGTTTGTAGCCCTGATTAGACTTAAAATAACTACTAATTACGTTGGCTATGTTGTGAGTGAACCGCATGAACCCCCACGAAAGTTGTTCTTTAACTTGGCCTTCATCATCATACTCATAGGTAGTAGGTTCATTTTCCGATAAGTGCGTAGCGGAATAGCCTCTGGTTTGTCTTAGAATAGCCAGTTCCATCTGTCGTAAGTCTTTAGCCCATTCTTTATTTACCGAACGTACCCCGGCAATAAAGTTCCTAAATGCCTTACCGCCGATTAAGCCAGCACCAAAGGCTATGGCTTGGTCATAAGCCTTGTCACTACCTTCTCTTGCTAGTCGCTTACCGCTTTCTTTTTCAGAGCCATCAACTAGGTTGTTAATGTCATAGTCGCCAGTTGCTTTGAGGATAGCGTTAATGCGTATTTCCTCTGCGCTGATAATGGCTTCCGGCTCTAGGCCTGACCATTCTGCGTACCTTGATAATTGGTCGGGGTCATTGGGCGAAACCTTTGCGTGGACAAGTTCATGGGCTCGTACAGTTCGGGCTGTCTCGTCATCTGCTAAAGGCACTTTAATCTTGTGGTCAATAAAGTTAGTCCATGCTTCACCTCGTAAGGCTTGACCTTCTTGAACTTCCCATCTCTCGGTGTCACCGTCTTTTCTTGAACCATAAACAAGTTCAGGATAAGCAACTGACCTCTCTACTTTATCTTTTTTACTCTGTGCCATAATTTTCCCTTTCATTGGCAGTAGGGGCTTTTCCCTACATCAATAATCTAGCACCGGGGGGGTTATCGCGCGGGCGCGATAATAGCCACAACCGGATTTTTTTAAGAAAAGCGAGGGGGGTGGATTTCTCCAACCCCCCTCTAGGGTGAACTTACAAGGTCAAGCGACCAATACGTAGTGCTTCAACAATTCCTTCGGCCTTCTTGCGACCAAAGGTGAGGATAGCCGAGCGTTCCTCTGACAACCCTGATTGAACAAGTTGCTGATAGGCGTAGAAGCCTCTTAGCGATACTCGGCGTTCAGGTTCGGCAGAAACTACGGACTCTGCTACTTTACGTAAGTTCTCTGACAGTAGAGACAATGCTTCGGGGTGCGGAGCGTTAATCTCAATAGCAACTGGGAAACGGTCACGAATTGCTACCGGCAAGTCGTCAGGGTGTTCAATGTTGCTAGTAATTACTGCCGAGAAACCGGGTTGCGGTGTAACGACCTCGCCTGTATCAGGGTTCTGCCAACTAGAACTGGCGTGGCTATCAAGGAAGTTAAGCAACTGTCCAAGAACATCACCACTAGCCTTGTCACCTTCGTCTACTACCAAGCGACCACCGGCTCGCCAAGCCTGAACTGCTACGCCTTCTGCGAATGTCCAGTTGTCGCCGTTAGGCTTCCAAGTACCTGATACGTCTGCCGTAGTCATGTCCTCTGAACACACAAGGCGGTAACTACCGCCAGTAATGTTGCCGTAGAACAGACCAGCATAAGTTTTACCAGTACCCGGGGGGCCGTATAGTAATACTCGGTCAATACCTGCGTTGATTACATCAGAGAAGTCTTGCCAACATTGAGGCAACCTTACTCCGCTATTTGTTAATACATCAGTCATACTTTCACCCTTTCGTGAAGTCGTGTCCGGCTTGTCCGAACTCCGACACATCTAAACTACCACCCGGAGTGCTATCGCGCGTGCGCGATAGTATCGTGCTTCGTTTTTTCTAAAAATTATCGCGCGGAGCCCCCGCAGTTTTTAACTTTTTTCTGCGTGGGTGTTTTTTATACTGTAAAACTCCTAAGGTAAACCATCAAGTCATTTGTGATTTCTTGGTCTCTTTCAACTAAGCCTGCTTCGTCTGGTGTTATCCACTGACCAGAATAGTTGTCGTAAATGTAGCCATCACTAAACTTATTTTCTAAGTCGTCTTGTGCCACTTCATAGCCATTTGCATCTGAAAACTTTACGAGAAAGTAGTGCTCATACTGTGGACACTTAGGGCAACGACCGGTACAGCAATTACAATAACTTTCGTAAATGTGGTCTGTACAACATTTGCCCATTAGAAGCCTACTAGTGATAGGTACTCCGTAAAAGCGTCTGAAGGCGTTTTCCCAGTTACTTGGTTACCCTTGTCATCAAAGATAGCCCACTCTCCATGAGCGTTTGCCGTCAATGTAAAGTTCAGTTCAGTTTCCATTTTCTCTCTCTTCTAGTAATTGCTCAATGGGATTGTTTAAGAACGGATTTCCGGGTATGTTTCCCCAGACTTCATTCAGAAGTTGCTCCCATGCTTCGTACGTTTTATCCTTGGGCATTTCTGCTCCTAACTTTTGTGGCGTTTCCACAACAAAACTGTATCACAACGGGCCGCGGCCCAACACATCGCGCGCGCGCGATTTGGGAAACTCCAAAAAAATCTTGGATTATTTCCCTCGCCGCCAACGGCGGCAGACTACTTGATTATTCCCAACTTTCGGGCTTCCTCAACATACTTCAATGTAATGCCCCTAGAACCCAAAGAGACCGACTTCTCGACCTCGTAAAAAGGCGAGTTAAGTTTCTTGCCATCTATTTGCACACCAAAAACCCAACCCCAAAGACTTTCACCCTTGTCCAGCGTTTCATTTAAGTTCTTAATGTCGTAATCGCTTAATGCTTCTAGGTCAAAGACCAACATGTTTTCGGCGTTTCCGTAATTTCCTTCTCTGTCAATGTAGACCAATGCCACTAGGCACTCCTTCTTGCAAAACTAGGCTTGTTCCCAGTACTAATACTTTATCACATCACTTTTATCGCGCGCGCATTATTAAAAAAACGAGAACCGCTCTCGGCGGGAAAAGTAGCAGACCCGCCGAGAACGTGGGGGAAGGTGAACCCCCCAAATCTCTGACCTATTAACCCCTACTTATTAGAGGGGCGACCACGTTTGCTACCTGCGCTGGGCTCAAGTATGTTACCGACATAGCGGACATAGACCCTGAACTCTCGCTTATCGCCTACCCATACCGTTCGGTATGCTCGCTCGAACTCCTTACCGGAGAAGCGTGGATTGGCAGTAGTAGGGCGACCATAAGTACCAAGCAGAGCCCACTTTAGGGGATTAGCCCTAAGTTCTTGTTCTACTATGGCAACATACGTTCTCCCATTTCTGGTTCTGTTTGTTACTGCCTCTGGTTGTTTCCAAGTAACTTTCATAGATAGTCACCTTTTCTTTGCTTTACTTCAACGGCACTCGCCGACATAAAAAAGTTATCACATGGGTACCATCGCGCGGGCGCGATAATAACACATTCGGGGCTTTCGGGGTTTTTAAGGTTTTTCCCAGACGACCTTATTTATTACGTGCGTGGGGGGCTCAAAATTGGCATCGCGCGCGCGCGATTACCTGTGCGGTTAGCGGGGAACCCTTCCGGTTTTTGATTATTCTTGTGTGTGAGAAAATTATATTTTGGATTTTAAGGAATTGAATCGCGCGTGTATAGGCGTTTATACGGGGATTTCCCTGCGGTTTTTAATTCATTCTTGTGTGTGAGAAAAATATTTTATTCATTAAGGGCAAAAAAGGTACCATATACGCGCGTAAAGCACCATTTATGGGGGCGTAAGCATGCTCTCCTCACCAAACCCTTGAAATTATAGGCTTTTAATTGTGACTAGCGATGCCTATCAGCAAATGCACCGAGCAAACAGAGCACCATAATGGTAATAAGTATAAACATTAGTCAATAAACAGGGCCATAATTGCTATTAAAAAACATACTACTGTCATTGCCAATGCTTCTCGCAGTAGGTTCATTCGTCTTCCCCTTCATCTTCAATAAACATGTAGATTTCGTCTATTCGTTCTTCAAGTTGACTCATCTCTTGGCGTAGTACATCTTTTGCCATGTTCATACCTTTAGCAACGTCACCCTTCATACCCTGTGCAATCATTAAATCAAGTATGTCATCTGCTAATCGTTCAACCATAAAGAAACGGTCTTCAAATAGGTCTAGATTGAACTTAAGGGCATCTTGAGGCATGTTTGCTAGCATCTCTAGCCTTTGTAGGGTGTGTTTGTTTTCGTCGCTTATTTCAAACACTTTTAACTCCGGGTTCCGCTATTCATCGGTTTCTTCCCCCGCCAAATTTTTTGGGTCGAGTCCTTCAATGGCTTCAGATACAGGGCTACCCTGCTCTGCCATTTGCTGTGAAAAACTGCTTAAAAGTTCCCACAGTGCATCCATGTCATCAAATTCCGCGCCTTGTTCAGTAGTGGCTGTTCTCATGCCGTCAAGTACGGCAATTAGGCAACCAATTGTCATTAGGGCTTGTTCTTCTTCTAGGTTAATGTTGATGCTCATGTGTTTAGTCCTGTCTGTTCTTTAATTTGTTGATAAATGTCTCTTATCTGCTTAATGGATTCTAGCAGTTTTTCTTCCCCGTATTTTTTGTAAGACTCTTCCGAAAGGAATTCGGTTATGGATAGAGCCCCAAGCACGGCCAATACATCATTGGGTTTAAGAATGATGGCAAGTTTGTTTTCTGTAGTTACTTCTTTTTGCATGTGCAATTTCCTCCGCATGGGCAAGCCTTTTTGGGTGCCTTGGATTTTTGGTAAATACCGTTTTTAACGCCTTGACTAAACATGTGGATAAAGAAACCCACTGCCATAAAGAATAAAGCCGGTAATAGGAATACTAACAAAACGTGCATTTTGTCCTTCTTTCTGGAGGTGCTTTCCCCCGCCAAAAAAATGTACCAGGGTTTTTTACTGCTGTCAAGTACCGGATGCTAAAGACCAAAACACGAGTACCATGAGCGAAAATTGGTAAAAAGTAAAACCCTTGAAAAATAAGGGTTTTTAAAGTACTGGGTAGGTTAAATTTACCTGGTACTTTTTGTTAAATCTCTACCTTTCTAATAGGTAATGTAGTATTTAACAATTCTGAAACTGGGACCAAACGACCATGAGAAGGGTAGACATTTCCATTGCCCAAATCTGTATGTGTTAAAAACCCCCTAAAACGATTTGGTCTTGAACTTAACTCTTTAATAAACCACTCTCTGGTTTTGACAAAGTTAAAAACGTAAAGTTCACCTGATTCAACAAAAAAATAGGCTAAAAGGTCTGCTTTTGACCTCATAAAACAACCTGGCGTACCCTTAATTTCATTACTTACGGTTTCAAAGGCAAAATTACCAGTTTCATGGCCCTGGGTGTCAACTTTTACTTCAATGGTTTTAACCCCATTGTCGTATTCCCAAATAAAATCAATGTCCATTTCAATTTGCACCTTTGCAGGAGCACCAATTATGGACACGGTTTCTTTAAGTTCCGCAAAATAATCTTTAACTTTGAGTATTCCTAAATTTTCGGTACCTTGACGTTCTTTAAACGTTGCTATGCCTTTTTCCATGATGCAAAGTTAGCACATTTGTGGTATAATTTCAACATGCTTTTAGTAGACAAGATGCTGGCAGAAATGACCGAAGAAGAAACCGAATTTTTGACTCCAGGCGACTATGAAGCCTTAAAAGGCTACTTTTTTGAAATGGAATACGTTGGAAATAACGGCAATTGGGTAGGTTACGTTATTTTGCCTAATGATGAAGAAGTAAAAATTATTTATTACAACGATACTGGCAACCTTAAGTACGAGAAAGGAACTGCTTACTATCAAATGGTAGAGGACGCTAATCGTGCGTTCCCAATGAATAGTTGCGCCATTGATACTATGTCAGCACTTTTAATGATTGCTGAGGCTCAGGGATGGGATGATGGAAATGACTGACATTTGGCTGGATAAAGACCAGGTATGGGTTATAGGCCTTTATTCTAAAAATGGTAGGTCTTATTCAGAAATAGGCGTTTTTTACGAAGGGGAATTACCGCCTGTTGAGGCTTACGAAATATTTTCTCAAATTTGTTCCGCCGAACCAACCTGGCAAGCCGTTGAACATGCTTTGAACTCAGAAATTACTGGTGAGTACGAAGTTAGACTTTGGAGCGAGACTCAAAAACGTTGTTTAGCAACTTTTATTTGGGACCTTCAAACGATGCAAGAGGCAATAAACAACATTCCTGATAGGAAAAGTCATATTTTAACTATTGAGGTTGACCTTTTTGAAGACGAACAAGAAGAAGACCCAGAATTTTGGGATTGGGAAGAACTTGTTGCCACCCAAAGATTAAGAGTTCTTGCTATTGAAGAGTCATCTGCTATAATGGTAGAAAGTGCTTCAGAAGGAGAAGACAATGAAAACATGGATTTGCCCTAAATGCAGTGCCGAAGTTAAGGCTAATGCTAAAGAAGTTGCTCATAAATGTCCAAACAACAAAAGCAAAATGACAAATTTTGAGGAAATTTCAAAATAAGTTGACAATAGTCTATAAAAGTGGTAGGGTTTTAACGGACGAGAGCGACCCCTTCCGTCCCAACTTTCCGGGTCGTTTGTCCGCTGGGTTTTCCTTGCTTTCTCCCAGCTCGCTTGATGGGGTGGTGTGAGTAGGGTTTTGGAACTAACTCAACCACCCCGTCAGCAATAAAAAAACCGGCCCCCTTTCGGAGGCCGGTTTCTTTTTGTTGTTTTTGTTTTTGACTCTTAATCAACAATTTCGCCATCGATAATATTCGCGGCCCAAGTTGGGTTTAAATCTGCACCCATTTCGTTAAGTTTTTTAGCAAACATATCACGAGCAGTTTCAATTTGTGCTTCAGATAACTTTAAGTCTTGACTTAAAATAATTGCCATAAATGCTGTTCCAACTAAATTTGCTTGATGTTCTTCAAGTTCAATAACTCTTTTACGCAAATCGTATTTCATCATAAACTCAAGAGCA